GGGGGTAACATGGGGGGCAACATAGGGGGCCTTATACCAGACTTAGACGGGGACAGGGATCCGGACGGAACCCCGGTCCTGCGTATCCTGGACACACACAGCCAGGGGACTACTGCTGCCTGCCGGGCGGGGGCGCGCGCGGGATGGTTTGATCCCCGGGACCCGGAGGCCGAATGCGACGAGGGCTGGCGCAGCGGGGACAGGAGCCGGGCGGCCATCGCCCAGCGGATCATCGACCACGCGCTGGCGCGAAAGCGGCTGGCCGGCAGCACTAAAGACCTGCACGGCCTGCTGTGCGCCCTGATGCGCGCCGGGATGCACCCGGCGGTGGTGACGGAGGCGGCGGACAACGCCCAAAGCGTGAAGGCCTGGGAGCGGGCGCTGCTGCGCAAAAGCGGCCTGATGGGCCTGGACCTGGGCGAGGACGCGGAGGCCTTTGGCGTCATGGCCAGGTACGGCCTGGATCTGGGCGAAGCCAGGCAAATGCTGCACGACAAAGCCGCGATGGCGGAGATGGGGTGAGCGGTGGCGACGATACCCAAACACATCTACCGGGCCTGTGAGTGGCAGCTGCACCACCGCAGGAAGACCGAGGCAGCGGTGCGGGCGGCGGCCGAGGACGCCATTGACCAGGTGACGCCCTGCGGGATGGCCAGCGTTGCAGGCGGCGGGAGCCCGGGAGACAGGACGGGGCGGGCGGCCCTGCTGCTGTCTGAAACGGGCGGCAGCTACTGCCGGCAGCTGTGCTGGCTGGCGTGCATGGACCGGACCCGGGAGCACTTTGACGGAGGGCCTGAGGGCCGGATGGCGGCGCTGTACTACGGGACGAAGCGGACGATGCTGGAGGTGGCGGACCGGATGCACTACGACCGGCAGACCATCTACCGCTACCGGGACCGCTATGTGACCTATCTGGCGCTGCTGGCCGCCGGCAAGGGGCTGATCAGCCTGACGGAGAGGGGTAATGAGCCATGATGGCCAATCAATGCGTGGTCTGCGGCGGAGAAATGCCGGAGGGGGACCAGGTGTGCAAGCTGTGCCGGGCGAAGCCCTTTGCGGCCCGCGGCGGCCTGGCCTTCCAGAGAACGGCCCGGCAAAACATCGATGACCGGATCATAGCGCTGGTGGAAGAAATAGACGCGCTGGAGTGCGAGCTTGAAGAGCTGCTGATGCTGCGGGACAGGATGGCGGGGGATATGGGCGCGGAGGTTTTGAAATGAGACGGGAACCAGAAAACGGGTGGGTGTGCACGGCTGAACGGAGACCTGGGCCTGATGATGCGTCACATACCGGCATGGTGTTGGCGGTTAAAGGGTCAGGCCATGACTCCTTTGTAACGGTGGCCAAATGGAGCTACTGCACGCCCAAGGCATATCCGTTCTGGATGCGTTATCCGGCATTGCCAGAACAGGAGCAGGGTCAACCGGACTCCGCCAGGCGTCAGGAGCTTTATGACCTGGTGATGCACCAGCAGGATGACAGCGTGGCGGCCGGGATCCTGGAGGAGGACTGACAGATATATATGATGAAGGAAGGGCGGGATGCTCTTCTTTTTGGGCGGTGACTTTCCTTTAATTCCGGGTGGTGGAAAGTGAATCAAGGAGGGCTGGAAAAGCCAGATGAATCAAGGCGGGGCGCTGGGGCGCGAGTTACCCAGAATTTGTATTGAAGGAAAGTCGAGGGGTTGAATGAACACAGTGCAGCCGATCCGGGACCCGGACGCTGTCCACCGGATTGAGGACAGGCTGGCCCAGCTGGATGATGAACGCGGAAGGCGGATGTTCCTGCTGTTTGAAACAGGCATCTACCTGGGGCTGCGGGTCAGCGACAATACCAGGCTGCGGGTTTTTGACGTGCTGGGCCGGGATGTGCTGACGCTGCGGGAGCAGAAGACGGGAAAGATAAACCAGCTGCCCATCGCGGACAAGCTGAAGCGGATCTTCCGGGAACGGCTGAAGGGGATGCCGGAGGACGCCTTTCTGTTTCCCAGCAGGCAGCGGGATCCGGACGGACAGCCCAGGCCTATTGGACGCAAGACCGCCTACAACGATATCCAGCTGATGGCCAGGCTGGCCAGGCTGGATTACCCGGTGGGCTGCCACAGCCTGCGGAAGACCTTCGGCTATCACTATTACAAGCAGACCGGGGATATCGCTTTCCTGATGATCTGGTTCAATCATTCCAACGTGGACGTGACCAAGCGCTATATCGGCATCGACCTGGATGAGCGGGTGAAGAAGATCAAGAGGTTTGAGATTTGAAAATTAACATACTTTACACCGATATTTCCACATGGTAAGGTTAGGCTGTCAAAGGTCAGACACTTGCCGTGTCCGGCCTTTTTCTGTTGGGAACACGGGATTGGCCGGCAACTCTCCCAGCCGGTGCAGGGAAAGCGTCCCATGAGATATGGGCAGGGGCGGGGCCCGGGGCGCAACGCAGAAGGAGAAACCATGCCGAACGATTATCACTATACCGCGAGGCGCCACAGGAACTGGCGCGCCAAGGTGCTGAGGCAGGCAGGATATCTGTGCCAGGAATGCGCGCGATACGGCAAGCGGACGCCTGCCAAGGTGGCGCACCACATCAAAGACCGGAAGGACTACCCGGAACTGCAGTATCAGCTGAGCAACGGCCGTGCGCTGTGCGAGGCCTGCCACAGCAAGGCGCACCCGGAGAAGGGCGGAAGCAGATTGTGAGAGCATTGCTGGAGCTGTGAATTGGAGATGATCCCCCCCGGTCCGCGCTCAACATTTAAGGGGGTGGACAACCTGGGGGGGAAGGTTCTTCCCTCTCCGGAGGGGTGGGGCATGAAAATCGAAAACAAAAACAAGGGATGAAGGGCCAGGCGGATGTCGGGCGGAAGGAGGGCTGAGGGTGGCGAAGAAGGACAGCGGGAAGCTGCCGGATAGCCCTGCCCGGCTGGTTGCATTTTTGCCGGAATCTGATGAAGTCAAAAAAACGGACCCGGCGCCGGCAGAGTCCGGGAAGAAGATCGGGCGGCCGCCGGTGCCCAAGCAGGAGGATTTTTTCCGGGACGCGGTCCAGAGGATGCGCGCCCTGGAGGTATACAAGAAAGAGTTCGAGCCGGCCATCAATCGATACGCCGACATGCGGGAACAGTATGAGATCCTCACCCGGCGCTGGAAGCGGGAAAGGCACCGCGCTCATGTGCTGACCCGGGAGGGCGAACCCAGCAAGCGCAACCCTGTGGTGGTGGCGCTGGAATCCCTGCGCAAGGATCTGACAGGGCTGGAGGCTATGCTGGGCTTAACGCCCCAAGGCCTGATGAAGGTCAACGAGAACGCTTTCGCCAAGGAGAAGAAGAGCCGTCTGGCCGAGGCGCTCAAGGGACTGGCTTAAGGTGATCAAGGGGAAATACGCCGGGGAGGTCCTGGCTTATGTGAACGGGATCATCGAAGGCACCATCATCGCCAACCGGGAGCGGGTACAGGCCTGCCAGCGCTTCAGGGACGATATAAAGAGCGGCAGCTGGGACATCCGCACCAATGACGCGGACTTTGTGATCGGCATCATCGAGCGGACGATCAAGCATGTGCAGGGCGAGAAGCTGGACGGCACGCCGATCAGGGGGCTGCCCTTCCTGCTGGAGCCGTGGGAGAAGTTCGTGGTCTACGGGCTGATGATCTTTTATGTGCCCGGCACCATCGAGCGGCGCGTCAAGGAAGCCTTTATCTTCATTCCCAGGAAGAACGGAAAAACGATTTTCGCGGCCTCCCTGGCCTGGGCCATGGGGATCCTGGAGCGCATGAGCGGCAGCACCATCTATGTGGTGGGCTATGTGCTGAAGGAGGCCATGAAGAGCTTTGGCGTCTGGGACTACAACATCACCCGATGCCTGTATGAGAGCAAGCAGGAGGCGCTCCAGGACGGCTGGCGGATCCTGGACAACAACATGGAGCACTCCATCAGCCACGGGGACCTGGACGGCGGCGCCATCCACCTGGAGGCGCTGGCGGGGAACCCTGAGGCCCAGGACAGCTTCAACGCCAATATCATTATCGCGGACGAGATGCACGCCTACAAGAGCCCCAAGCAGTACACCATCCTCAAGGAAGCTACCAAGGCCTACACCAACAAGCTGGTGATCGGCATCACCACGGCCGGGGACAACGCGGCCAGCTTCTGTTACCGGAGGCTGAAGTACTGCCAGGGCGTGTTGAGCGGCACCTATCGGGACGAAGCCTGCTTTGTCTTTATCTGCAAGGCGGATGAGGATGAAAACGGGGACGTGGATTACCTGGACCCGGTGCAGCACGAAAAAGCCAATCCCAACTATGGCGTGACCATCCGGCCCCATGACATCCAGGCTGACGCCAACCTGGCGCAGAATGACCCGCAGATGCGCAAGGATTTCCTGGCCAAGTCGCTGAACATCTACACCTCCGCCATGAAGAGCTACTTCAACCTGGATGAGTTTATCCAGTCCAACGCGGAGGCTGAGGGGAAGCTGGGCATTCAGCCGGAGTGGCCCCGGGAAAAGAAGGTGGCGCAGCTGGCCCGACTCCCCATCAAGTGGTACGGGGGCGCCGACTTGTCCAAGCTGCACGACCTGACCACAGCGGCGCTGCATGGCTGCTACAAGGAGATCGACATCGCCATCACCCATGCCTGGTTCCCGGTCACAGCAGCCTATGCCAAGGCAGAGGAGGACAGCATCCCGCTGTTTGGCTGGCAGGATAATGGCTGGCTTTCCATGAGCAACAGCCCCACGGTGAACCATGCGGAGGTGGTCAGGTGGTTTGAGCAGATGCGCAAGCAGGGATTCAGGATCGCCCAGATCGGGCATGATCGCAAGTTTGCCCGGGAATACTTTATCGGCATGAAAAAGGCCGGATTCAGGGTGGTGGATCAGCCCCAGTATTTCTACAAGAAAAACGAGGGGTTCCGGCGCATCGAGACCAAGGCCAAGAACAAGCAGCTCTATTACCTAGGCAGCGAGGCTTATGAGTACTGCGTTGGCAATGTGCGCGCCATTGAAAAGACGGATGACATGATCCAGTACGAGAAGATTGACGAAAAGCAGCGCATCGACGTGTTTGACGCGGATGTATTCGCGGCAGTCCGGATGCTGGAGGACCTGGAGAACGCGGGAAAGGCAAGGAAATGGTTTGATGAGCAATAAAAACAGGAAGCCCAGGCCCAAACCAAGGGCGAGGGCCGAGCCGGCGGCCACGGCCTGGCTGTGCAGCCCGGACGCCTACAAGGTGCTGGTGAGCGGCTACCAGCGGCTGAGCGACTGCCCGGAGGTCCGGATGTGCGTGGATGTGTATGCGGACCTGATCAGCGCCATGACCATTCACCTGATGCGAAACGCCGACAACGGCGATACCCGGGTGGTAAACGCGCTGAGCCGGAAGGTGGACATCGAGCCCAACCCGCTGATGACCCGCAAAGCGCTGATCTCCCACATCGTGAGCGTCATGATGCTGGAGGGCGAGGGCAACCAGGTCACCTACCCCATATTCAGGGACGGCA